AGGACTACCTGCCTATCTGTATCGGTGAGCAGTTCTATACCTTTTCCACCTATAGGATTCTGTAAAGTATTGCATTTATCGCACCATGCGCCTTTAGTTACATACCTTAGTTCTCCGCCTTCTAACCGGGCTATTAGGCCGTCTTTTATTATCTCTACGTATCCCATTTATTCTTTCTTACTTTTTTCAAACGTAAGTAAACACTCTAAGTATTTATCTTTATCCCAGCCTTTTTGAATAACGATACTTTGATTTCTATTTTTGCGCCACAAATTCCACTCTAGTAATTTATGAGCAGCTTCATTTTGCAGTTTTTGTTTCCATAAACGATGAGATTCGTTCCATTTATTTTTTATCTCTAGATATTCCATCAGGTATCACCGTTTAACATATCGTTTACGTTCGCTGCAGATTTAGGCGATACTGTAAAGGCAGGCTTTGCCGGCGAGATCCATTTACCACTGGCATTTAATTTATACCAAAGTGAATCACAGCCACTAGCTTTACCCATAATGCAGGTATAACCGTAGTAATCCCGGCCGTTTTTAGATCCTTGTTTTAAAGCCATTACGCCATGATTACAGATAGGCGCTTTCTCAATCTCACCAGCTTCTAGACTTTCCACCATATCGGTCAAAGTTTGAGCTAGTGGTACTAAAGGCTTTGAGCCCGGTGCATAATCAGACTTTATAGGTTCTTGGGCAAGGCGCTGTACCTTTTCGATATCCTCTTTAGTAGGCCGTTTATCGACCCCTAGAAGTAGGCCAGCGCATCTACCGTAACTGCTGGTAATACAGTTTTCTACCCAGAAATCCCGATTTACGCCACGATCAGATCTAGCCTCATAAGCTACATCAACTGCAGCAGGGTTAAGATCGTTTATATCCCGGTAGATTTCGGTAACTGCATATACATAACCTTTATCGTGGTCAATCTTCAACTCCCTTATGTTAAATCTATTTAAAGGGTAGTTATCGTGAACACGTTTAATACGAGATGCCGCACCTTCGTAATCATTAAGGTTAAACATTTTCCACCGCCTTAGCTGCTTCTGCTAACGCTCTAGCCCTAAGCAGTTTTCGACCGGCTTCCATCTGCTCATTTAGAGGCCAGATTGATCCATCTGCCATAGTAGAGATTTCTTCTCTATGGGCCTCACAATAAGCTCTTTCATTGTTTTGTCCTCTATGGGTTTCAGATATGCATAGGACTACGGCCTGTGTTTTAGCCTTTGGGTGCCAATCGTTCTTAATCCTGCCCCATTGAGCCTTGCAGTAATCGCAGTACCGACCTTCTGGCGCTCTAGTTATCATTAGACACCTTGCGCCATTTAGCAGCGTATAAATACGCCTCTCGCTTACCATCTCTATAACCTAGAGAGTAGAAATAACTAGCTACACAAACTGCCACTACTAGGTAGGCAGCGTAATCGAAGTATTTCATATTAGCCCTTACTACCGATAACCCGACGTTACCGATAATAGAAGGGTAAAGGCTTGCACTGACAATAGGCAAGGACCGACACGCTAGGCCTAGATTTAATCCTTGTGTAGCATCATTTCATACAAAATTTCTACTTTTTCTTCTAGCCTGGTAACGGTGTCTTTAATCGAGCTGCCGCCATTTTCTTTAAGCTCTACTAGGTAGTGCTTGACTAACCATCGAATCGAGCCGACATAAGCCACAACAAGGGTACAACAGGCTACTGCTATGCCGGCCCAATCCGAAGCGTTCATTTACTTGGTTCGACCAAATTCTACAGCTGATGGATCGAGCCATTTTAGTACTGGACCTATGAAGCCTGCTAGTCCAGCGTATGCCAGATCTTTAGGGTCTGTCACACCAGCCATGTATAAGGCTCCTACTGAGGCTAAAGAAGCTCTTAGCCACGTTAAAAACATCTGTTTATATTTCATGTTTTTAGTCCTAACTTGATTATTAACGCTGCCGCTTTGACAGGCGTTAAATTTATTTCGTAGTGCATTTCATCTTTTCTATTGACGTAATTACCGCCCCAGCGCAAAGCGTATTTTTTACACAAAGCCTGTATTAATACTATCTGCATAGGCTTAAAAGTGCCGGCATGTCCTAAAGGGTGTCGAGTGGCGTTTATATCGATGGCACTGCCGGAGCTGTGATTACTTAGCCTATTGGCGCTACCCCTTATATTTCTAAATGCGTATCCCCAATCGTCAAGATTACCTTCATCTATTGGCTCTATATGCTCATGAAATTCTGCAGCAAAAGTAACTAATAACGGAGCGGCGCCTTCGGAGCATCTAAGTTTTATTTTAGTTCCGGGAACTATGTAGCTCTTAATTGCTATCTCTAGGGGATCTGCACTAGCCTGCCAGCCGTTAGACGATAGGATCAATTTGATCTCTTAACTGCACACCAGCTGCACATAGTTTAGGTTTCAATTTGAGGTACTATCCAGCGGCACGTTTCTTCATCAAACCCTATTGCGTTGTCAGGCTCAGGCGCTATAAAAGCATCACGTGTGGAATCGTATGTATAACCTATAGATGCATAATTTTTGCGTATATTGCCATTGTATGAAGTTTTAATCCAAGTACCACCAAGATTATCTATTAACCATTGGTAACCTTCATCTGGCAAATTATTGTCGCCAACAGTTACTCTTAAAACAATATTGTTATTATTGATTTCTGCCCAGTGACTCATTATGCACTCCGAGCAAAAGTGCCGTTAGCAGTAAAAGCGTGGTATGTGTATCCACCAGTAGTAGTAATAGTTCCACCAGTTGCCGTAATTGAACCAGCTGTGTATTTAACAATAACTAAACCTGAACCGCCATTTCCTGATGTTCCGGTTGCAGCTCTCATGCCGCCTGAAGCACTACCAGTATTAGCCGTTGCATTATCACTCGTACCAGTTCCATTTGTACCTGCTGTGCCACCGCCCGAACCTGCTGCGCCGTTTGTTCCACCTAGTCCGCCAACAGTTCCACCACCACCACCTGCAACAAAACCACTAACACCTAAACTTGTTGCGCTAAACCAAGTAGATAAAGTGTCTAATCCTGCTCCACCTGCACCTGCAATAGTTGAGGTTGCATTTGTGCCAGCTGCACCTGCACCGCCACCTCCTGCACCAGCTTCATTTGATAGTAAGCCACCATCACCACCTGCATTACCTTGTCCAGAAGTGCCAGGTGCGCCATTATACGGGCGACCACCTATAACCATTTGATTGCCACCGCCACCTCCTGAACCACCAACACCAGTATTAGGCCATGTATTTATTGCGCTACCACCTGCACCGCCACCAACAGCAGTAGTTAAAGTCGCAAAAGTTGTATTTGTTCCTTGATTACCTGGAGTTATAGAAGTTCCTTGTCCTGCAGCACCGCCACCAATTCCTATAGCATAAGAACCAACAGGTAAAGATGCAGGAGATATATAAACATAACCACCTGCACCACCGCCACCTGAAGATTGATTACCATTGTTGGTGTTTGCACCTGATCCACCACCGGCAACTATTAAACACTCAATTGCAACAACTAAGGTTGTTGGCGCTAATTGTGCTGCTATTATGTTTAGCATTTATGCAATAGCCCCAACTACATACCAAGCATTAGCAGCTGTCTTAATACATGCTGCAGATTTATATTGTGCAAGGGTTGGTGATGCCGCTGTAGCGCCAGCACTTAGTACTGTTGTGGTACCAGGTGTTACTGCACTAATTGTCACTGTGCCTACACCAATACTCAATACTGTAATTACTGTGCCTACTGGAAATGCAAAGGTAGCATCTGTTGGTAACTTAAATGCTATTGCTGTTGCTTTGTTCATTTGTACTAGTTGTTGGTACTCATCACCACTTGCCGCTGTGTAATCTCCTGTCTTAGCAACTTGCACAGCAAAGGCTGGTAAGCCGTTAAAAATTGTACTGGTAAGAACATCACCAGTAACTACTGGAAAAGTTGGCATTTATATCTCCTTAATAAGATAATACGCTTTGGTCTATGACACCGTAATCTACGTTGCCTATTATAAACCCATCTATGACAGGTTCTAGCGTTGTAAACACCACCTTAAAGCTGTTAGGTGTGATGGTGTTGGCTACGCCAAAGATCTGTAGGGTATCTTCTAACAGCGATCCGCCCGGCTGGGTTGTAGATACTGTAATAGGGTCAAAAAACTCTAGGCTCAAAGCAGCCACTATGCCTGTGTCGTAGTTAGGCGTGTATAGATCAAGCTCTATTGCATCGCATCTGACGCTAGTTTCTTGCCTACTAGCCACATAAGCCCTTGCATAGTCAAGTGCTACGGTATCGGTTTCCATTAAAAGATTTTGTAGGTTGTAGCTGTGTATAAAATACTTGGCAATACTAGCTGCGTTAGTCGCTGTCTGAGCTGTGCCACCTGTCCTAGTTACTGTAGCTGAGTTAAATATAAGGTCATCGTTCAGCAGCCATTTTGCATTGGCATATCTAATGCCTGCACCTGCATCTTCAAATACTGTAGGCGTATTACCTATTGAAGATACGGCTGTAGCACGATCCTTGAATACAAAGTCGCCGTTAAAATCAGCGTAGAATGCACCGTACTCTGAGTCGGCTACTGTCTGCATAGCATCTAGAGATGTACGTGCTGTGCCCGGATCAGCTTGTAGCGAAGTTTGCCCAACATCTACCGCACGAGCAGTTGCTGGCCAACTAATCTGATCTAATATTTCGTTAATACGTGTGCCTGATAAATCGCCTGCTGTCGCACCGCTAACTGTGCTGATCTGTGCATTTTGCGCTAAGCGCATGGCATCTACCGCTGAGATCGTAGTATAGGCAACCTCTGTAGCATCTTTAGGTTGTGTGTTTACGTAAGATGTAATAAAGCCTGAAAATATAGGGTAGGTAATGCTCAAATGCGTAGCAGTTATCTGCACCTTTTTCATCGGTGTAAGCAAGCCATAAAAAGGTCCGCTCACGTTAGTTGGGTTAAAGTCACCCGATTGATCTACTATGCGTAAAGTAAGTGTGCCTGTTTGAAATTGATCTGCTAAAGCACTGCGCCCTGATTGCGTTTGTATATAATTTACTTGATCTGATACATCAACAATTACAGCTACAGCATCTGCAAAAACGTTTACACCGATTTTACCTATATCTATCTGCATAGCCTGAGCCGTTGATGGCCCAGTGCTTAGGTTTAAGATTACATTAATTGTAGGTACTGGCATTAGGTGATAGTTCCAGCAGGCACTAATTTATTGCCGTATTTTAAATTTACTCTGATTACATCGGCTATAAGATTAGTTAACTCGCCTTCACTGACTATTGTGCCAGCATTTATAGGCATGTTAATTATTGT